CGTTGATCCCCAGCCTTTCGTTAACAGTTCGTAAAGGTTGGTGCGCGCCGCACGACCCTCCGCTGTAACACCCGCGGCCGACCAGATCTTCGCCGCGTCCGCCATGAACTGCGTCAACACCCTGTTAACGAAGGAGTTCATTAGTGTCGTTTGCCAATCGCCCGATGTCGAACACTGAACTCGTAAGAACTGCGGCACTGCGTCTCCCGCGCGAACCACGCACACGATACCCTGATCCGCCACCCGCCGATAGAACTTCGCCATCGCATAACACACCTCAGGATCCAGAACGCCCTGCGTCGCGTGATATTCGTAGAATGTCGCCAGCGCCAGCATGATGTATCTCGCCATATGCTGATCCCACGCACCGTAGTCACCGCAACCTTGCATGACGCATCGGAGCGCATCGAACGCCGCCCCGTCCGCCTGGGACGCGTGCTGGTACAGTTTCCACAGTTGATCGATCTTTGTCGCTTGCTTGCCTCGATTCCTATAGACGTCAGGGTTCTCGTCTTCGTGCTGCAACAGCACTGACTTAATCAGCCACTGTGACGTGATCACGTCCAATGGGATTAAGTAGATTGATCGCGGTGATTTTCCGACATCGCGGCGCAACCCTAGGCCGATCGGTCGCATGTATGTACCCGCCATGTTGATGTGATCGGGGTCGAGCGCTTCACGCCCAACCAGCGGCATCATCAGCCCTTTAAAGTTCGATCTGAACTTCTCAAGGTCGAGTGGTCGATTCCCCTGCTTGTGCGCGCGCTTCGGCAGATTAAACTTCGCGTTGTTCCCCGTACCCGACGACGTCATCTTCGTCAGGTCGCGCAGCTCCGCGGATGTGAGGTCCTGCGGTGGCGCGAGCGCGAGCAACTCCGCCTCAACCCGCTTCCCCAACGCCTGAGAATCTACGTCCGCACCCTCCGCATTTCGAATTGACGACGGAGTCGCGTGCTTCGTGGCCAACATTGTGTTCGATGCGCGTCCGAACTTAAACGCAAGGCGCGCCATCATTGTCAGCAGCGATGTGAAGGACTGCGCGAGAAGATCCTTCTCCACGTCGTTTCGACCTCCACCTATCGCGTCGCGTGTCTCCTCGATAACCGCCACCCATGTCTGCGTCCTGTCATAGTTAGGGGTGCGACCGAACGTCTCGAACTCTAGCTCCATGAGCGCCTCCCTATGTGCTGCGATCCCGCGCGCATCGGATCCCGCGCGCTCCGCTGTCATGTCCATCACTCCAATGTACACGTCATCGCGCACGACACGCCACGCTCCCGTCGATGTGACGGGTCGTTCGCGGTCGCCGCCGTAGATCTCGCCAACTGTTGGTACCCAGGACTCACGCGCCAACGCAAATTCTCTGCAGCTTTCAAAGAAGTCGATCATCTTCTTGAGTTGCGTTTCGTGGCCGATCATCGCCTTTGAGACGACCTCACTCCACAGCATGTCGATCTTCTCCGACATTCCACCGTACGAATTCGCCGCGACACTGAGCGACTGTTGCATCAACTCGATCAGGCCCACTGCCAACCCGGGATGGTAGATGTTACCGGAACGCCTGTTGATAAACGGCAACCACATGTCGCCGCGCGCGATGTCATCAGGTTCGACATCCGCGCTCAAACGCTCGTCAGCACGCGCCCTACCCAGTCGCTGCTGATAGCGCATCACGTCCATCTCTTCCGCGATCGAGTGGCGTTCACTAGACACCACCACACCCTTCTTAACATCCTCGTACGTACGCCAGTCGCGTGTCGCCACGGCTACCGATTGGAGCCACTCAGCCTGAGTGGTCTCTCCTCGCAGCCACGCGCCAAAAACATTGCGGACGTGCTGCGCCGCCGTCGTCTTAAGCCGCCTCGGACCGGTTTTGTTCGCTGACAATGATGGCGCAAGCGCCATAACCAACGACGCGACAACCATGCGCAGTTGCGAGCGTCGCGGATAGACGAAGCCTTCCGAGAACGATAACACGACCGCCTCGTACTGTGTGAAGAGGTCATCGTCTGTGAATGGGTCTTGAACGTTCGACTTGAGCTCGGACGTGTGCGACTCTCCGCGACAAACATCCGCCCCGACCTCTTCGTCGGGCTGTGCGTCGTAAAACTCGCGCACAGATGACGAGAGGAACTCTGTGGACTTGTAATGTTCCCTGTCGCGCTCCGCGCCGGCCGCTGTGGATATGGGTATTACCCCCGATCGCAACACCGCTTCAACGTCATCCTTCTTGGCGATAACCTCGTCATCGGACACACTGAACGTTACACCGCGCAGCATAAGATCAGATAACCAGCCGAGCTTCGTTGGAATCTTCATTCCTGCATCGCGTAGCTTGTCCAGGCCGCCTGAGCTCGCCACTAGTGGTGCGTGCCGGCCGTGCTGTGTATAGAGACGGGCGCGCTCACCGTAGAGATTCATCGTTCCCACACCTGTGGAAAACGCGCCTCCGACAGTCGCTCGCACCCACGCGTCGTCCTCTTCGTCCCAACCGTATTCATCGAGATACACATCCAACGCGGCCACTGCGTTTGTCAGCTTTGCCAACCCAAAATTGCCGATGCGGCGTGCTGACGCGATCCGCGCCTTCGTCTCATCGGTCAATGTAGAGCCTTGCGCCACGACCTCAACATATTCGCGATTCGCACGTGACGCGAGTTCTCGAACGCGGTCTAGCGCTTCGACCTTCGAAATGAGGTCATTGACTTTCGCAGAGTGCGCGAGTTGCGATAATAGGTCCGCGAAGACGTCGTCGCGCCGATCATCAGACATGACGCGCCGACCTTCCGCTGCGCCTCTCGCGAACACACCACCAAGGTATTGCCGCACCCAGCCGTCCCCGTAGCATGCGCTCGCGTGCGCCCGCGATGCACCAATGTGGCCGCGCATCACCTCCGCCCTACTGCGCCAAAATTGCGTGATCGACCCCGTATCACGCGGCCCCGTCTTGAGCAAACGCTCTGTAAATGCGCGCGCCGCTTCGAGTTTCGCATCGCTTAACTCTCCGAGCCCCTTCACTGTGCGCTTCTTCCGCTTATCGCGCTCATTCTTTGGCAACTTGATCACTTTCTTCTTGCCTTTCACGCGTGCCTGGTTCGCTTCCGGTTGCGGTGGTTGCGGCACACGCGCGCTTAGCCATGGTCCTACTAACGCTTCGAGCCTTCGCATATCCTTTCCGACGAACGTAATGAAGTCTGGCTTCCCGCCTGCGCGTTGGACTTCCGCCTCGATCTCCACCCGTGTTAGCCATCGCACACTGTCGATGTTTTCTTCGAACTTGAGCGGTTCATCCGCATATGCGTAGCAGTAGACTTCGGCTGAAGAGTTGTAACCGTTTGCTGGTAGCCACTTAATGTGAGGGCCAATGTTTGTCGGATTCACCACGACCCCAAGCTCCTCGCGCAACTCGCGCACCGCCGTATCCAACGCGGTGACATCCGTCGCGCTCATCATACCAGCACCGGAGAAATCAAGACCTCCCGGCCAATATGTCGCTTTCTTCGATCGCACTGAGACCGCGTACTCGATCGCTACCCCTCGGTGCCGACACAACAGGATCGCGCCCATCATCGAGTAACGCCCGGTACTTTCGGGATGCTGCACCATGGAACGGGGCACGACCTTACGCTGTTGGCCATTTTCGTTGACAGAGACAACCATTTCAATCGCTTTCTGAGCTGATTTCTCACGTACCGGTCGGAACCCGACCGGCACCTTGAATTCATCTTCATTCCGTTGTTCACTTTCCATGCTTGCTCTCTAGCTCGGACGGTCCAGCCG